AGTATCGTGTCGATAGTGGGACATTTTTGTATGTAATGGAAGATTTCGCAGAAAGATATGAGAATTTATATATTAGCGGGATGCAGTATGAGATGTTTGCACCAAGAAAAAAGAAGCACCCGCCATTCATTCTCAATACCCGTGTTTATTCAAATATGCTTATAAGGACAGATATACCGTATCGAAATGTAACATTTTACAATGATGACACAGACCTATGCCTGCGAATACTAAAAGACGGCCACTGCACTTTGCAATTTTGCGCTTTTTTGGCTGACAAAATAGTCACAATGCAGGTAAAGGGAGGGATGACGGACTACTACGAAAAGACGGAAAAGCGCAAGCAATTTGCTGTTGAGCTACAGAGAGCGCACCCAGATGTGGTAAGGGTGGTATGGAAGTTTAATAGATGGCATCACGAAGTAAATTACAAGCCATTCAGAAAAAACAAGCTCATTAAAAAGGCAGGAGTTGTTATTCAGGATGGCCCAAACAATTACGGCATGGTATTTAAGAGGCCAGATTGTTAAAAACTTGTTCTCATAAGCTTTGTTCGATCTGGCACAAAAAGCTTTTTGTCTTTACGTTGCTTCTTGAATTCCTTGATTGATTCAATGTAGGCGTCAGCCGCAGCGTAAACAGTAGTTAAGTCAACTTCCTGGCGATGAAACTTAGTACGCATTTCGATAAAAGCTTGCTTCAGTTCTAGTGGACTTGACATTATCTAACCTTTCTTGCAAATAATTTCGCTCCATTGCACTATTGTACATTGTAAATTGCGGGCAGTCAAATCAGCAATAGGTCAAACATCTAATGGGGTATAGCCGGAGCAGATGGCAGTAAATAACAACTATGGCAGCACGAAAACGAACACCATTCCAGCGTGAGGAAGATCTTGTGCAGATCACGCGCCTATACCTGCAAGGCCGCACGCAGCGTGACATTGCCGAGGTGGTTGGCGTGTCGCAAGGGCAAGTTAACCACGACCTAAAGCTGATTCAGCAGCGGTGGCGTGAATCGTCCATCATGGATATGAACGAGGCGAAGCAAAAAGAACTGGCACGCATTGACGAGGTAGAGATTCAGTTTTGGGAAGCGTGGGAACGGTCGAAAAACGAACGCACCAGAGCGCGTCAGGAGAGTGACGGCAAGAGCAAGGACGGCAAGCCCAACGTCGTCAGGGCGACAATGGAGAAAGAGCAGCGCGACGGCAACCCCGCCTTTCTCGCTGGCGTGATGAGTTGCATCGAGCGCCGGTGCAAGCTGCTGGGGTTGGATGCGCCGGCGAAAGCAGAGTTGACGGGTAAGGATGGGGGGCCGGTGCAAGTGGACGCAATTGTAAAGAGTGCTATAGAGAAAGCTTATGGGAATGACAGCGTTTGACAATTTTGCACGAGTAGCGAAAAGATCGGGATGCCCAAAGGAGCAGATCGAGAACTTCTTGTCGGCTGGCTATGTCCCGCAACCAAAGCAGTTGGAGTTTCACGCCGCTGCGCGTGAGTGTGATCGCACCGGTGGTTGCGATCAGGTTGGCTTTCGGCGGCGCTAGAGGGCCGGGGAAGAGTCATGCCACCTTTGCCCAAGTAGCGCTTGACGACTGCCGCCGCTTTGACGGGCTAAAGGCGCTCTATTTGCGCAAGGTGGGAAAGCAAGCGCGTGAACAGTTTGGCGACCTTGCGCGCAAGGTGTTGCACAGCGTGCATTACGAATACAAGCAGTCGGCGGGGTTGCTTGAAATCTGGAATGGCTCACGCATTTTCGTTGGACATTTCAAAGACGAAAAGGACATCGATAATTATCTGGGCATTGAATACGACCTGATAGCCATCGAAGAGGCCACCACACTGTCACAGTCAAAATATAAGGCATTGCGTGATAGTAACCGGAGTAGCAAAGCGGGGTGGCGACCAAGGATTTACGCAACCACCAACCCCGGCGGCATCGGCCACGCGTGGTTTAAGCAGCGATTTGTAACGCCGTGGCAACGTGGTGAAGAATCATTTACACGGTTCATCTCGGCTACCGTTGATGACAATGTATTCAATGACGAGGGCTACCGGCGTCGGCTAGAGGAAAATGTCGGATGGAAATTGCGGGCATATCGCTTTGGTGATTGGGACATTGCCGCCGGTCAATTTTTTACAAATTTTAGGACTGACCTACATGTTGTCAGGCCGTTTGCGTGGCCGACCACATGGCGACATTGGTGCGCTCTGGACTACGGGTTCACACATCCAACGATGTGTTACCTGGTTGCGCAGGACGGCGACGGCAACATTTATGTGATTGACGAACACCGATTGAGCAAGGCGCTTGTCCCGCAACACGCAAATGCAATCAAGTCGATGCTAGAGCGCAATCAAGTCAGCCTGAAAAGTCTAGCCACCTTCGTTGCCGGGGCCGACGTTTTTGCGAAGCGAGGCACAACCGCCGCCACTATAGCTGAACAATACGCGGAGTATGGTATTCACTTGTCAGCAGCCAACGATGATCGTATCAATGGGGCGGGCGAAATATTGCAGATGCTGGGCGATGAATCACAAGGCATACCGGCTAAGCTGTTTATCTTCGATAGATGCACGGCGCTGATTGAGTGCTTGCCTGCAATGGAGCATGACCCGAATCGACCGGAAGATGTTCTAAAAGTCGATGTGGACGAAGACGGCAACGGCGGCGATGATCCGTATGATGGTTTACGTTATGCCGTCATGGCGGGCAAACGCACATCCGCAGGCACATGGGGGACGAGAAAGAACAAATGAGCAGACGCAACAACCGCTACAAGCACCGCCAACCGACACCGCAACTAACCAACAACGTGCGCAGTATTCGCGCGCAGCGATCCATGCTCGACAACAGCATGGCGGCGGGCTATCTGGGCAAGCAGTTTGAAGGGGATCGGGATTACTACGAAAAGCTGGGCTATCCCAAAGATTTACTCTTTGAACACTTTCTTGCCAAGTACATGCGGGAAGACATTGCAGCCCGCATTATTGACTTCCCGGCGGAGGAAACTTGGGGCGATGGTGTCACCATCATTGACGGCAGCGAAGACGACGCGGTTGACGATTCGCCATTTTCGGTAGAGTTTGCGGCGCTATCCGAACGCTTGCGCCTAGCGCACTACTGCGAACGGGTGGACAAGATTACCGGCGTTGGCCGCTACGGCGCTTTGCTTATCGGCGTGGCCGGTGATGCGCCATTGTCGGCACCGGTGGAACGGCTGAATAGCGCCGCTGATGTGCTATATCTGCGGCCATTTGCTGAGATCAACGCCGATATTCACTCGTTTGTCAATGACGCCACCGACGCCCGTTATGGGTTGCCGGCGCTTTACAACGTCACCATGATGGCCGGGACGACGGGGGCTGGCACAACCACCATGCAGGTGCATTGGAGCCGCATCATCCACGTTGCCGAAAACCTGCTCGACAATGAGGTGTACGGCATTCCCCGCTTGCAGCGCGTCTACAACCGACTTGACGACATCATGAAATCGGTAGGCGGTAGCGCTGAAGCAACGTGGAAGCTCATGCGTAAAGGTGGCATTTTCAGGCTTGCGCCCGATGCGCGCCTGTCACCAGAGGAAGAGACGGCGTTTGAGGAACAGATCGATGAAATGGATCACGGTCTACGGCGCTACCTGCAATTGCGCGGCATCGACTACCAGGATCTGGGCAGCGAGGTTGTAGACCCAACCGGTAACGTGGATCTGATTCTCTCGCTCATCAGCGGCGCAACTGGTATTCCCAAACGCATCCTAATCGGCAGCGAACGGGGAGAACTTGCCAGTAGCCAAGACGAACGCAATTGGGCCAAGCGGGTTGCCAAGCGCCAGCGCAACTGGGCCGATCCGACCGTCTTGCGCCCACTGGTTGATCGGCTGATTCGTTGGGGCGCCTTGCCCGCGCCAACGACGGGGCGCTATCACGCCAAATGGTGGCCGTTGGCCGAAACCACGGCGCTTGAGCAAATGCAACTGGCACAAGGCTATTCACAGGTCATCGAACGCATGGCGCAACCGGGGATTGAGCAAGTGGTCGATGTGCCAAAGTTTATCAATTTTTACGTGCCGGATTTGCCGAGTGATGCCGTGATTGATGAGGTGGAATTGCTAGATGAAGAGCTTGGCGAAACCGACGACGATGAACCCGAAAGCGTGACGGCCAACATGCTATGGAACGTTGCCCATGCCCGCCACTGAGTCACGCAGCGTTGACCCGACCCGCACGTCGGTGTTACGCAAACGTTACCGCCAGCACTACCGGCGCATGTGGCAGCGCGTCAATGCTGCCATCAATGAGTACATCGACACTGTGGATTTTAGCCGTCCGCTGGCGCAGCGCACGGCAGAGTTTAACCGTTTTGTTGACGCCTTGCTACAGCAGGAGTTTGGCCGAACGGAGAGCGACCGAGAACGCGGTGTTCGGGCAATGGCAACAGTGGCGTACATGCGGGGGGTAGCACAGGCTAACACCGAAGTGGAAGAAGCCATGCCGACGCCACAGCAAGCGGTGATGCGGGCGGATCACAATGACGCTATTGCGGCGCTTATCCTGCTCCTGTCCACACAGTTGATGACGGTGCGGCTGGGGTTGACGGGGCAACTGCTCGACCGCTACCAACGCGCCAACAGCGCCGCTGAAGCTAAGGCCACCATTCGTGACCGCATTCAAAAGGCAGGCCGCACGCCAACAGATGGCATCGCCGCTGACGGGGTGGTACGTGGCTATAATGAAGCACTGCTGAATGTGTACGAGAACGCTGGCGATCAATTCGTTGGTGTGATTGACGAGAAGACTTTTTGGCAGACCGCAGAGGATAACGGTGTATGTGCCCATTGCCACCGGATGTCGCAGGAGCGAGACAACGGCTATGGCCCCGGCATTTACACGCTCGCGCAGGCGCGCGGCCTGATCCCCGCTCACCCGCGTTGCCGTTGCCGCTGGCGTCGCTTGCCGACGAACACAGAACGCAGTCAGGGCCGCACGGTGTCTGCCACATCGTCAAGGTACGGACAATGGGACGTTCCGCAAGAGATTGGCCCAGATCCGCATTTGCGCCGGTATACTGGTGGCGGACGGAAGTCAGTTGGGAGCGCATAGATAGGCGGGAAGATGCAAAACAAGCAAAATAGTGCGGCTAGCCGGCGCAAGCTTACATTCCGCATTGAATATTGTGATTGTTGGTACAAGACCAAGAGGTGTATGGATATGTCGAAATTGACGCAGAGAGAAAAAGAGGTTGTCAATCTGCTGGCGCAAGGCAAGCCGCAACGCCAGATTGCCGATCAACTTGTCATCAGCCGATACACCGTTTATAACCACATCAAGAACATCAAAGCCAAAACGGGCGTAACTTCCACTTTTGAATTGGCGGTCAACACGCACCGTCAGCCATCTGGCTAAAAATAGCCACTTTTAGGCATATACAGCACAAAAAGACTCGCTACAATAATCGTAGCGAGTCTTTTTGTTTTGGGGCAATTCATGGCTGAACTATCAGTAAATGCTCAAACCTACAAGCTGCCAGAATCCGCCCGCAACAATGCACGGCAAGTGCTTGAGTGGCGCGGGAAGCATGGCAGCGAGGTCAAGGGTATGACCGAAGTTGGCTGGCGGCGCGCTCGACAGTTGGCAGATAACGCGGAGGTTGGGTTGGACACCATCAAGAAAATGTCGGGGTTCATCCGACATGAGGGCTATTACAAAAAAGCCCGTGCCAAACAAAAGCAAGAGGGCAACCCGCCCTGGACGTACCCCGCAATTGTAGCATGGTTGGGCTGGGGCGGCGACAGTGGCATTGCCTGGGCGAGAAAGATTAGTGAGGCGAACCCGTGACCGACATTGACGAAGATGGCACAGACGAGGCATTCAAGGCCGGATTACAAGAATATATGAGCGAATCACAACCCGCCGTCAACGCCACCCTATTTACCGTGCCAGAGGGTGCGCAGTTCAACGGCGCAATGGTGGCGCTTTTCCCGTCCACCGAATTGGCGCAACAAATTGCGGCCATGCCTGGTGTACAGATGAGCGCCGACGCATTGCACGTTACCCTGGCCTATCTCGGCAAAGTGGATGCCTTGACCGATGCACAACTGGCAAACGCCATCGTGGCAGCGCAACAGATTGCGCGCGACTTCGGAAAGTTGACCGGCGCGATTAATGGCATGGGCCGCTTTAATGCAAGCCAATCTTCCGATGGCAAGGATGTGATTTACGCCGTGGTTGATGTGCCTGGACTTGAACGACTGCGTGAGGCGGTTGTGCAGCGCCTGCGCTACAGCGACGTGCCAGTGTCGATGAACCACGGATTTACGCCACACATGACACTCAGTGAGGTTGAGCCGGGGGCCGAATCGCCTATCAGCATGATCCCCACTATGCCGCTTGAATTTGGTTCTATCAGCGTGTCGGTCGCCACCAGACAGGTTGATTTTCCGCTGACTGGTGATGGCTACATGCGCGCTAACGCCGCTGAGGATTGTGGGTGCAACACTGTGCAGTTGACCACGAATGCCACGGCGGGGACAGTGCGGGAAGTCACGCGCAAAGGCACGCGTTATCTGGTAGCGCCCACAGTGGCGCTTCGCTCTGGTGTGCTAAATGGTGAGTTTGTCCCGGCTGACGAGGTAGCGAAATACGCCGACGCCTGGAACGGGCGCCCTGTGCCGTTGGGCCACCCAAAGCAGGACGGGCAAGCGATCAGCGCCAACAGCATGGATCTGTGGGATGAAACCCCGGCCATGTTTTGGGACGCTCATATCGACGGCGACGCGCTCAAAGGTGAATTTTGGGTTGACATTACTAAAGCCGAAAAGCTTGGCGGACAGGCGACACAGCTATTGCAGCGCCTGCGCAACAACGAAGCCATCGACGTAAGTACGGGCTACTTCCGCGACTTGGTTGATCAACCAGGTACGCATGACGGCAAAGCCTACACTGGCATTGCGCGCAACCTGCGGCCCGATCATATCGCAATTCTCTTAAACGAAACCGGCGCGTGTAGCTGGGCGGATGGGTGCGGGGTTCCTCGCATCAACGAAGCCAAAGCCGCAGAGAACGCCAGTCAATCTTTTCTTAGCGCATTGGTGCGCAATGTTATCAATTCACTTGGAGGTAAAAAAGTGGATCGAACCAAGATTATTGAAGGGCTTGCAGCCAATGCGCAATGCAAATGCAGCAAGCAACAATTGGAGGCGATGGACGACGCAACGCTGACCGCGTTCGCCAGTTCATTGCAGCCAGTTGTCAATGAGGAATCACCCGCCGTCGAGCCAGCGCCGGTGGAAGTGGTCAAAGAGGTTGTGCCGGCTGAACTGGCACAACTGGCGAAGGTTGTCGAGCAATTCGGCGGCATTGACAAGTTGACGGCGGCTCTATCCGGTGTGGTTGCCAACGCCGACAAGGAGCGCGCCGATCTGGTTGCTGGCTTAGTCGCCAACGAACGCAACACACTCAGTGAGGCTGAACTGAAAGCCATGCCGGTGGAAACCCTGCGCAAGTTGACAAGCGCCTTCGCGGCCCGTTTCTATGTCGGTAGCGGCAATGTGGCGACCAACGCCACTGAGGAACCGCGCTACACCACGATGGCGATGCCGCCTGTCTTTCCGAAAAAGGAGGCCAAATAATGGCTAGTTCGACTTACAACACGATTGTCATTCGCTCCAACAATGCCGACAACATCGTGCAACGTGTGCGCGAAGCCAGAGCCGCCAGTGCGATTACGCCGGGGATGCTCTGCGAGCTTACCACCAGTGGCACGATTCAGGCGCATAGCACCGAAGGCGGTGTCGCCAAGGGGCGCCTGGTTGCGCTCGAAAACGAGTTCAGCGACCACGGCACAGGCCGCGCCATCGACCACGCCTATGCTACTGGCGAAACCGTGCGCTATATCCACGCCATCCCTGGCGATCAACTGATCATGATCGTTGAGGATGCCGCCACCATCACCATCGGTGACGCGCTAGAGAGCAACGGTGCTGGCCTCCTGCAAGAGGAATCGCCCGGCACCAGCACTTTGTCGGACGGGATCATCGGCTACGCGGCTAACGCTGTCACCACCAGTGGTGGTACGGCTCGCGTCCTCGTGGATATTGCATCATAAAGGAGCTTGTAACAATGTCGGAATTACAGATCGTTAGCGCCTCGTCTGGCGAGGCTGCCAAGATCCTCGGCAATGGGGCGCGGCCTATCATCAACGAGAAAACCGGTCAACCGCTGTTCGACCAGCGCACCGGCCAGTTGCAGATCATGACCAGCCGTGGCTTGGTGGTCAACAGCGCGTTGCGCAAAGACGAATGGGAAGAACTCGACCGCGCCATTGTGCAGGCCGCGGTTGCCCCGCTCAACATGACTCAGCGCATGATTGCCGCTGGCTTGACCCGTCCGTTGGGTGGACTTGGCACGCTGATTGCGCAGTACAACCAGATCAGCGAAATGACACAGGCCAACGTGAGCCTGTCCGGTAATGCCAGCGGCCAAAAGGATCGGGTTGATTACGACCTGGTCGGCGTGCCTGTGCCGGTCATCTTCAAGGAGTTTGAGCTGAACCAGCGCTACCTGGAAGCTTCCCGCCGGTTGGGTGACAGCATCGACACCGCCAACGGTGCGGCTGCTGCCCGCGTGGTTGGCGAAAAGGTCGAGGATCTGCTGATCAATGGTGACGCAAGTGTCAACCTGAACGGTAACACCATTCATGGCTTGACCAGTCACCCCGACCGCAATACCAACACCGCCACGGCGCTTGGCGGTGGCGACTTCGCTACCATCAGCAACATCATGCCGACATTCAGCGGCATCTTGTCCGAACTCAAGGCCGACAACTACCGTGGCCCTTACGGCGTATTCGTGGCCGATACCCAATACGATCAAATGGCGTTCAATGTCTACTCTGACGGCAGTGGGCAAAGTGCGCTGAATCGCGTACTGCAAATCCCGTCGATTCAGTTCATCGACTCGTCCGCTTGGTTGGATGCCGGTGAAATTGTTGTTGTCAATCTGAGTCGCGACGTGGTGGAACTGGCCTACGTCCAACAGTATTGGCCGATCACCAATCTGGAATGGACAAGTGGCGACGGGATGCAAAGCAATTTTAAGGTCATGACGGTGTTCGCGCCGATGGTCAAAAGCGACTACAGCGGTCGATCCGGCGTGTTCCACTGCACCGGCGCTTAATAGGAGGCTGACATGGCAGTACGAACAACGGCTGTGCTGAAAAGCCAGTTTCTAGGCAGAGATCCGGTGGATCATAACGCCGACG